CAGGCGGAGGAAATGCTGTTTTTGCAGATGGAATTTTTGACAGCAATGGATCTGCAACGTATACTGCTAATCCAGCAGCGACTGGAGTTTTAGTTTATGCGGTTGGTGGAGGAGGTGGAGGACAATCAGCTTGTCCATCTTCATCTAAACCATATGGAGGACACGCAGGTTTTGGGATTTACAAAGCACCTATTACAGCACCTTTTTCAGCAAAAATGTTTTCAGGAGCTGGTGGGTCAGGTGGACCATACCCTTCTTCAACAGCAGGAACAGCATCATATTTTGGGCCAGCACCTACACCATTATTAAATGTAACAGGAGGTGGTGCAGCACCACCTACAAATTTTCCTGCACAACCAATAAAAATGGGTAATAATGGAGATATGCCTGTGGGAACTTATGATAGATCTATTCCTAATGGACCACCACCAGCTCCAAATAGTTTATATACACCTACATCAAGAAGAATTAAAGCTTTTCAGTATGGTGCTACACATAGTATAAGTCCCACTGCTCAAACACAATTTGGTATGGGAGGATTAGCTTTTTCTCAACCTTCTGGTCCTTATCCAATTATGTATGGTCAGAATGGTTTTGTAGTAGTATATGAATTATTAGATTAGGAAATAAATTATGGCATATGTAATAACAAATAAAAATTATTCAATAACTTTTATCTCTAAAGATTTAGAGCAAGCAAGTTTTCAATTTCCTGGATTAGCTCTTTATCAAAACGGACATGCTGGTTATGTTATTGAAATTTCAGATGCTGATTTTGTTGCATTACAAACAGCACAAAAAGATTATGCACATAATGGCACTAATGTGGTTTTGGAAGATAAAACTTCAAGGCCTTTTGCTAATGAAACAGACTTAAAATTTTACATAGATGCAGTCCTTAAAAAACTTGATACCGTTATTAAGAAAAACAGTGATAATAGTTACAAAGCAGAATGTGTATCTTATAAAGCTTTATTAGAAAATTTAGATACTTCTACAATAACTTATCCACTAATTAAAAGCTTAGAAAAGCATCTTTACGATTTAGGTCATCCTATCTTAAGTCCTTTACAAATACGCTAATTTAAGTTAAAAGCTTTTATGCTTTTAGAAAAATACATAAAGGTATTTCCAAAAATTTTAGATCATCAAAGACTTTCTTGTATATTAAAATGTGTTAATAATATAAGTTTTGAAGAAGCAAGGGTTGGTGGAGAGGTAGACGGAGGAAGAGTAAATAAAATAATTAGAGATGTCCACACTCAAGCTTTAACACCATTTCATAAATCACTTTCAGTTGCTTTTTGGGCACAGTATTTGAATACGACAATTGTACATTATATGAATGAATATATAAAATTTCATAAAATGGATAGAACCTATCAATACATAAAAAATTTAAATCAGTTAGATGTTTTAAAGTACGAAGAAAAAAATCATTATGCATTTCATATAGATGATGGTCCTTTTATACATAGAACTTTAAGTTCTATTTTATTTTTAAATAATGATTATGAAGGAGGAGATCTGAATTTTTCTGATACAGATCTTGATGCTCATAATCAATTCACGATAAAAAGTAATCCAGGTTCTCTAGTTGTGTGGCCAAGTAATATGTTATTTCCGCACGCAGTTGCACCAGTAACAAAAGGAACAAGATATACAATAGTAGCATGGGCGAAATAAAAAAAGATTTTAAATTTAAAGTGATTAAAAACTTCTTAACTGAAGATGAGGTAGCTATTGCAAAAAAATACTTTATAATGAAGCATAGGCTCAATACATCAGGATATGATACCTTTATAGGTAGTGCATGGTATGCAGATCATTTAGCTGAAGCTTTAATGTTAACTAAACGAAAAAAAATGGAAGAAATAACAGGTTTAGAATTAAACCCTACTTATTCATACTCTAGAGTTTATGTTAGAGGTGCTGACTTAGTAAAACACAAAGACAGACCATCTTGTGAAATATCAGTTACTGTTATGGTTGCTTCTTCTGGAGAAGAATGGCCTATTTACATTGACGGAAATAAAATACAATTAAATCCAGGTGACGCAGCAGTTTATTTAGGTTGTGAACTAGAACATTGGAGAGATGAATTTGAAGGCGATTGGCATAGCCAAATGTTTTTTCATTACGTAGATAAAAATGGACCTAATAAAGATCTATTATGCGATAATAGGCAATTGTGGGGTTCACAACCAATATAAAAAATAAAGGAAAATTATGCAATTAAATTTAAATAAAAAGAATGAAGTTGAATGGATTTTTTCTTGGAAAGAATTATTTTTGCTCTTATTAAAAAGAGGTAAATTTATAATTACTGAAGCTTCACTAGATAATTATACAATATGTCTTATTCAAGCTAGAGGTATTATAGAAAAAATGAAAAAAGATCAAAAATAATATTTGATTTATTGATAAATTGCTAATCTATATTTAGTAAACCTATGGTGGTATAATACCGATATGCCATTAACAAAATACAGAATAAAACCAGGTTTTAATAAACAAGCCACAGAATCAGAGGCTATAGGTCAATGGACCGATGGTGATTTTGTTAGATTTAGGTACGGCCAACCTGAGAAAATAGGCGGTTGGGCTTCTTTAGTCACAGGTAATTATGCAAGCATTATAGGTGCAGCTAGAGATCAACATGTATGGTCAGATTTAGACGGCCGTAAATATGCAGCCATTGGCACAGACAAATTATTAATTATTTATTATGAAGGTGCTTTCTATGACATTACACCTTTACAGACAGACAATTATTCTACTGGTTCAACCATAACAACGACCAACGGATCAACAACAGTAACTATTACAACATCAGCTGGTCATAACTTATTGGCAGGAGATATCATAACTTTTGCTAATGCAGGTTCTTTTACTTCACCTGATACAGATTACACAGCTACAGATTTTGATGATGTATTGTTTGAAGTTAAAACAATACCTTCAGCAACTACCTTTACTATTCAAATGCCAACAGCGGAGACGGGAACAGGGGCCACGGCTGACGGAACTTTAGATGTACATCCTTACGAACCTGTTGGTCCATTAAATCAAACATATGGTTATGGCTGGGGTACAAGCACATGGTCAAGATTAACTTGGGGTTCTGCTTCAACTTCATCTACTGTTATTTTAGATCCTGCTAGTTGGTCACTAGATAATTGGGGTGAGATTTTAGTTGCAACAATTCATAATGGAAGATCTTTTACTTGGGATCCAAATAGTGGTTTAACTACTAGAGCGGTAAGAAATACTAATATGCCAAGTAAGTCAGTTATGTCTATTGTATCAGATAGAGATAGACACTTAATTCATTTAGGCACAGAAACAGTTATTGGTTCACCATCTACACAAGATAAAATGTATATTAGATTTTCTAATCAAGAAGATTACAATGTTTATGCGCCAACTTCAGTAAATACTGCTGGGACTTTTCAATTAGACGATGGAACAAAAATTGTAGGTGCTTGTAAAGGTAAAGATTACATTATGATCTTTACGGACACAGCTACTTACAGATTAGACTTTGTTGGGCCACCTTTTACATTTAGTATTCGTAAAGTTGCATCTAACGCAGGACTTATTGGTCAGCACGCAGCCGTTTATGCCAATGGTGCTATGTGGTGGATAGGTGCTACAGGAGGATTCTATGTTTATGACGGAACTGTAAAAGCTGTTCCTTGTTTAGTAGAAGACTTTGTATTTACAAATAATGGAGCAGGAGATTTAGGTTTAAACTTTAATTCAGGTGAGATTATCTATGCCGGTATTAATGAGTTATATTCAGAAGTAAATTGGTTTTATCCATCAGCTAATTCTACAAAAATTGATAGATGTGTAACTTATAATTTTGCTGAAAATGTTTGGACAACAAGCTCATTAGATAGAACAACTTGGGAAGGATCAACAGTTTATTCATCTCCATTTGCTACAGATTATCAAGCATCACTTACACCAACCTATCCTACAGTAAATGGTGTATCTAATGGAGCTACCATTTTCTATCGACACGAAACAGGTATTAACCAAGAAAATGCTGATGGTACAGAAACAGCTATTTCATCTTACATACAATCAGGTGAATTTGAAATAGGAGCTGAAGGAGAAGGACAATACTTTATGAGTGTGTCTCGATTTATACCTGACTTTAAATCATTAAGTGGAGATGCGCAGGTTACTATTTATGTAAATAGATATCCTCAATCAACGGCTACTTCATCACCATTAGGGCCTTTTACTGTTACTTCTTCTACAACTAAAATAGATACTAGAGCTAGAGGTCGATTAGCTGCTGTTAAGATAGCTACAGATGGGTTGAATGAAAGTTGGAGATACGGTACATTCAGCTTTGATGTCAGACCTGATGGAAGAAGATAATAATTTTTTACATCCAAATATTTGTAAATATTGTATTGATTATTTAAAAGATAATTTAGATAAGGCTAATATTTGGCAAAAAAGATTTAGATTATATATAGGAAATACTTTTGATCCTACATTAAAAAATGTAGTTGATTACTATAAACCTTTAATAAAAAATTATTACTTAATTAATATTGAATTAATTTATTGGCCAGTAGGTGAATATCACGATTGGCACAAAGATAATGGATATGAAAATCTAAATCAAAACTACGATTATACAACCATTACATATTTAAATTCAGATTATGAGGGTGGTAGAACTATTGTACAAGATAAAACTATAGAACCAAAAATAGGTAAAATAATAAAATTTGACAGCAGTATTTTACATGCTGTTACACAATTAACAAAAGGTAAAAGATATGTTATAGTAGCTTGGTACAATAAAAATGGCAAAGATAACAGTATACATACCAGATCCTAAACAAGATTATCAGCCTGATAATCAAAGACAGATTGTAGCTGCAATCGACACATTAAAAAATCAACTTAATTTTGGCTTTCAACAAGACTTGAA